AGGTATTACTGGTCAAGTTGGCATCGATGTAGCTGATGAACAATTATTAGAAGATTTTCAAACATTTAGAACTGCTCAACAAGACATTATAAGATCATTAAGAGCTAGCCCAAAAATTCTAGCAACTGAAATGAATCGTTTAGCTCAAGAACTAGATATTAGCCCCGGAGTATTTAAAGACGTAAAAACTTTAAGAGCACAGCTAAAAAGTATTGATAAATCAATAAATTCTAGAATACAAAATATTGAAAGATTAATAATAGATCCAAACGCTTCAGCTGAAGATGTAAGAGGTGCAAGAAGCCTTAGAAATGATTTAATAAATTTCAAAAGGATATTGGGTGTTCCGGGTAATAATGAAATATTACAAGAGGATTTAACCGAAGGTCCATCAGACTTAAACAGTATAGCCGCCAAGTATTTAAATCAAGGTAAATAATGGATTTAACTAACGAACAACTTGCTGAAGCTCTAAGAAGAGCTGATGCTCTAGCACAACAAGGCGATGAGCAAGCTAAATTAGATGCCATCGCTTTATCGCAAGAGTATCAAAAGAGAGTATCTCAGAAAACTGAAGTTACTACAGAACAGCCTTTAGCAACAGAAGGGACTCCGGGTCAATCTTTTGAAGGTCCTTCTGGCTTTACGCCTTTCTTAAATAAAGGCATAGCTCGGTTTTTTGGAAGTCCAGTTGATATTACAAACGCTGCTTTAAACTTAGTTGGATTAGGAACAGATAGACCTATAGGAGGCTCTGAAAGTATTAAACAAGCAATGGGTCTTGCTAGCATAAGAACTGCAACTAGAGAACCAGAAACATTAGTAGAAAGACTTGGTGATGTAACTGGAGATGTAGTTTCATTTGCTTTACCAGCAGCAAAAGTAGTTCAATCATTAGCTAAAGTTCCCGGTACTGTTGGTAGAATAGCAACGCAAATGCAAAAGGAGCTCATACAAAGACCCGGAAGAGCATTGACCGCCGAAACTCTTGCTGTACCCGGAATCGCTGGAGCTAGAACTATTGCGGAGGAAAACCAATTTACACCTACTCAACAAATTCTTCTTGAGATAGCTGGTGGAGCTACACCATCTGCACTAGTATCAACAGCAACAAGACCTTTAAAATTAGGATTATCCGCATTAGTACCATTTACTAAGTCCGGAGCTAAAGTAAGAGCATCTAGAAGAGTGCAAGAACTAGTTGCTGATCCAGAAAAAGCTGCACAACGTATAGATGATTTAAAGGGCTCTAAATTATTACCATCAGCTAGAACAGAGGAGCCGGGATTGATGGCTCTTGAACAAGCTGTAATTAAAGAAACTTCTCAAGCTCAAGCTACTATGACTGAAAAAAGAGCAGAGATTATAAATTCTTTGAAGAACGAAATAAGAAAGTCCGGCAATATTAACAACACAAGAAAATTTTTAGAATCTAGAATAAGAAGACTAAATAAAGCAATAGATGTTAGAATAGAAAAAGCCGCAGAAGATGTAGAGCAATCTTTATTGGCACTTAATGCACAGAATTTAGATCCAATTACTGCAAAGCAAGCATCTAATAAAGTAGTAAGAGATATATTAGAAGAAGCACTAGCTGATGGAAGAGTTCAAGAAGAAGAACTATGGTCAGCTATACCTCAAGCACTAAAAGGTAAAACAAGTAATACAAGAAGTGCTTTACAAAAAGAAATTGATAATTTATCTACTGCACAGCAAGACGATATACCTATAATTGCTAGAACTATTATTGAGTCAGATGATTTTAAGGTAACTTCAGTTAAAGAAATAGATGGATTATACAGAAAACTAGGAGAGGAAGCAACTAGAGCAAGGGCGGCTGGTGATTTCAATAAAGCTAGAATTTCAGAAAATCTTCGAAGTGCTATACTCTCTGATTTAGATAATTTTGGTGCTAAAGGTGCTGGAGCGGATTCGTTAAAAGCAGCTAGAGCTTACAGTAGACAACTCAATGAGAAGTTCAGACGTGGACCTATTGGTAACATTATGGGATTTTCTCGTGAAGGTGGCGAAAAGATTGCTAGGGATTTAACTATTCCTACGATTATAGGTTCCGGCGGAGTAAAAGGTAGACTAGGAGTACAAGCACTACAAAGAGCTGTCGATGACCCAACAGCATTAGAAGGTATTACAAATTATTTGAAAGCCGATTTCGCTCAAAGTGTTTTAGATCCAAATACTGGAAGAGTAAATCCAGCTAGGTATGAAACATTTGTTCGCAGAAATGCAGAAATACTTGAGTTGGTTCCATCTACAAAACAGCAACTAGCATCAGCTAGAAGTGCTGAAGATGTTCTCAGAAGAGTTACTAAGAGAGGTGATGCTTTTCGCAAAACTTTTGATAAGCCTTCAGTGTCAGTTGTGTCTAGATTAGTTAATTCACCTATAGATAAAGAGATAAATAAAGTTCTAGCTTCAGCTAATCCGGTAGAATCTATGGCTTCACTTGTTAGAGCAGTTAGAAAAGATAAGAGCGGTCAAGCCTTAGAAGGTTTGAAAGCTGGACTATCAGAGTACTTAATAGATATAGTATCATTTCGTAAAACAGATGTTTTGGGTAGACCAGTTATTGATGCAAATAGATTAAGAGCACTACTTCTTGACGAGAACTTTAGTAATCCTTTACGCCAAGTATTCAATAACAGAGAAATGGCTAATATAACAAATGCTGTTAAACAAATGTCGGCTATTCAAAAACAAGCAGCTACAAGAAAAGAAGCGGAGGTCATTGGAGACAGAGCTGGATTTATTTTAGAAAAACTTGTCCAAATAATGGGTGCTAAGGCTGGTGCCAAAGCATCTTCAACTGCTGGTGGTTCAATACAATCAGCAAACATTGGTTCTACAGCAGCTAGAAAATTACTAAATAACTTGGTAGCCGATAAAGCAAAAGCTATGCTAGTAGATGCAATCGAAGATCCAGAGCTAATGAAAGTTCTACTTACCCATAAGTTGCCAAACAAAGCTAATGAAAGAGTAATACGTAATTATATGCTTTCTCCTATTGGCTCTAGGTTAGTAGATGAAGCTACATTAGAAGAAGCTAAAAGAGAAGCACGCACAGAGGGTCGTAAATAAAAAACCCCCACCTTTCGGTGAGGGCTTGCTCCTTGCATTACCCCTAACTTAGACTACTAAGTAAATACTTTAAATTTTTCTTTTTTTCTTGTAACTCCTTACGGCGCTCTTCAAGTGCTTCTATTCTGTACGAAATCTGACGGGATTCCATACGTATCATCTCTATACGAGTTTGTATTCTCTCTTCGTTTTCTTTCATATCTGTATTTGTTTTGAATCCTTGATTGGTAAAAACCCTACTAGCTTTTCTATCATTGCAGTTTTATTAAATTCAGTAGAGTTCGGTAACCTTTTATTAGACCAGTTAAAATTAAAATCGTTTCTAGTCATACGACTAATGTTATAAAGGTATATACTACCCTTAACTTCCGTCAAGAAAATAAAATCCTTTTCTAAATTTTTTGCTATCTCTATATTAGAATTGTACTTGATAGCTTCTATAAACCACGGATCCCAAACTTGAGATCTGCACTTAACTTCTATTATGTACTTCTCGCATACGAAATCAAAAGGACTAAACTGATCCTCTGGTTCCTCAAGAGTGCCTAATTCTGGGTAAACTTTTTCTAATCCTCTTGCAACTGCTCTTTCTTTATCCTTCATAAAGTAAAGATGTAGGCGGCGAAAGGGAATATGAACAACCCACCGCCATCTTAATAGGCGGACTACCTACATCAAATATCAAACAAACAAACCTTGTGTATGATAAAATTTAAATTTTCCCTTCACGTCTCTTTCTCCCTCTCTGTTCTTTGCTACGTTGTATTTCATACTAATATAAGAACCATTGCCGTCAAGTCTTTTTGATAGCTCTATGTCATCTTCTTCTGCCCACATAAGAATAATTACGTCTGCATCGTTCTCAATATCGCCGGAATCTTTTAAATCATAGATGGCTAGACCACCTTCTCGGCGTGCGCCCTCTCTGTTTACTTGAGATAGTAACAGAACTCCCACTTCTAATTCAAGAGCTAGTTGCTTGATAGTATGAGAGATGTTAGCTATTGCGTCGTTCTTACTTTGATTACTTGTACTAAAAGGAATCAGTTGTAGATAATCAATTACTAAAAGTTTTACACTGTATCTGCGTACCATAGTCCTAGCGTGCGAACAAAGTTCTCCTATATTTTTTATACTATGAACTGTATAAATAGGCATAGATTTTAAAGATTCACATCCCTTCCGGACTTTGTTCATTTTATCTGTAGTGATTACGCGGTCTTTAATTTGGCGTAGATTCGCTCCAGACTTCGCCGTGAGTATTCTCTTCAGTACTTGCTTCCTAGGCATTTCTAGGCTGAATACACCGCATCCTATGCCATCTTTGAAGGCTGCTCTAGCTACAATATTTAAAGCTAACTGAGATTTACCACAAGAAGTAGGTGCAGAGATCACTACGACTTCTCCAGCTCCGATCCCGCCGTTGCCTAACTTACTATCTAAATGATCTAAATGAGTCTTAATTACATCCTCTTTCCATTCTCCGGATAGTTGTTGATCGAACTCCATTTGAAGTTCATCTATCGTAGAATCAATCGTCATATCAAATCCAGTAGTAGTCTCTAGATTTAATAAATGTGTCTCTACATCTGCTCTGATACTTTCAGTATCCTCTGCTTCATCCTCTGCTTTTTCTAAAGCTATCTTGAAAGTTCTAATCATCTTACGAAGATTGGACTTTTCTTTTACTACATTTGCACAATTATGTGCGTCTAAAGTGGTGGTTTGTTTATTGAGTAAAGTACTTATCATTGTCATCCCTTCAACGTCCTCAAAGGTAGAGGAGCGTTTAAGCTCTTCAACCAATGAGATTTCGTTTAAGGGCTCGCCACGTTGGGCGAGAGAACTGACACTTTGAAAAATTAAGTTGTGCTTATAGAGATAGAAGTCATTTGCGCTAATCTTGTGCGCTATACTATCAAAAAAATCTGAGGTATCATCCGCTATGCACCTCGCAAGGAGTCTCTCTTCTGCATCCAGATTCTTCGGTACTTTCAATTCGTTTTCTTCCGTCATCTATTTGTTCTTTCATAATCCTCAAGCACTGTCCTAAGTACCTAAGGTGATTTCTTTTTTCGCTTTCAATTTTATTTTCAGTTGCCTCGTTTTGTAAATGCAAAGCTAGGTCAACTCCGTCGTATAGATTGTTAAGAAGTTTATTAGTCATAGAGTAACATCATATCATCGGGGTCTAATTTTTAAATTTTAATATCGTTAAGTTCTTTGGGTAACTTGTTCTCTTCTATAGCTTTAAGTGTCCACATCCAACAAGCTATATTCCAAAGCACTGCTCCGAAGTGGTCTTCAGTACTGTCATTATCTCTGCACTGCATAAGATGTCTGTACGCCGCATCGCAATATCTAGAGGTTGGTATGCCTTTTCGCCAATTATCAGCTCCGTACTTATTGGCTCCGTCCTCGAAGCGTTTAGCCATAGCTGTTATTGCACAAGTAGGTATCATACTAGGACATCCTTTGCCTTGCATAGAGTCTCGAACTGCCCCCGTGTCGAAGGCAGTCCTAGCTCCAGAATCCGGTAAGTCCGACATTAGAACGGATCTTCGTCTACTGCTACTGCTTCTTTCTTAGTCTGCTTCTGAGCTTCAGATACAGATAAGGAGAAGTACTTACCTACTTTATCGCTTGTCTTTACCCAAGCGGCTAGTTGATAGTCTTTACCACCAACGTTTACAGTGCCACGAAAGTCTGGTTGACGTTCGTTCTCTTTCTCATTTTTGAACAATGCACCCTTGTTCGTATTATCGTATTTACTCATAATTATAAAATGTCGTCAAAGGCATCTGTTCTAGGAACTGACTTTGCTTTTACTGGTTTGATATTATCTTTGCCGTGTGTGTTAGTAGCGTCTGGATCTTTGGTATCGTCTATACACAGAAGACCGTTTAATGCGTATTTTCTTGAATAACTGCTCGCAGAGCCCGTTATCTGAGCCTCGTCCATACCTTTCTTTACTTCTGCTTCACGAGCAAAAGCGGTAGTTTCAATCGAGTTATCGTGTTCAGTATCAGAGATACGAGCTGTAGCTTTTACGTATACTCTACCTCCTATTTCGATTACCTCGTCACTGATAGTCAAAACGCACTGCCATTCGGCGAGTAAAGGTTTGACCGCTTCTAATATATCTTCGGCGGATCTGTATTTATATCCTCCGAACTTATTGGTTTGCCCCTTTGGAGCTTTAAGGGACGCTTGTATCCCTTGTAGTTTTTGTCTAATGTTTTTAGTCATATTTTCCTTTCAGTATTTTTTTGTATAAATCTGTTCTCTGCTTTGCATTTTTGCATTTCGAGATGTCGTCTCTGTTTGTGCCAAATTTTAGGAGGATGTCAAGCTGATAATCCTTCGGGAGTGAATAAAATCTTTTGTACAGTTGTCTGAATCCTTCGGGGTGTATTATGTTTGTATCCTTTTTCTCTAGATACGTAGCCATATTACGTAGGATCGTAGGTAGAGATGCCCTCTTAGCGCTACGAGAAAGCCTCTTGAAGGCGTTTTCTATACGTCCAAGTAGTACGTTACCTTCTGAGGACACCACACCCCTTACAAAGCCACTGGTGTGGTTGTGATCTACTACCCAGTTCGATGTTTTGTACTCAATAAGTGGGCACTTTTTTGGTTTGTTTTTCTCTCTCCACTCGCCGAGCTTATTCTGAGGTAGGTATTTCATTCACTTCTAGTATTTGTATTCTTGCTCCTTTCTTAGTAGTACCATAACCATCTACAGTTGGCTTAGTGGGACAGATGTATTTAATAGCTTGAGCTTTATCTCTTGCCCACTTCACTTGGTATCCTCGATAGTCTGGGTGCATATCAAAGTGCTTGTAGATTATTTCGTACTTGTTCATATACCCTCGTTACTGTACAGAACTATAAATCCTTGACCACCGTTGACCCCCATAACATTGTAGTCAATCCATTCAACTGCTTCTTCTTCTGTCATATCGTGATCTGATATAAATACTTGTATCATTCTATCGTAATCATATATGTAGTACCCATTGTGGCTTGTTCCTACTATAGCGTAATCAAGTCCCTCAAATTGGATAGCATCATCAGCGTAAATTAATTCTTCGTAGTATTCTAAGTTTGGATTTTCTGCACTCATAATCCAGTTTCATCGTATTCTCTATATTCTTTTTCTTCTTCTTGTTCAAATCGTATAGATTTTTGTATAACTGCGGATCGAATCGCAAGGAAAAGACAACCGAAGATAATAAAGAACCAAAAAGCAAAGTATATATGTAGATTCATTTTTTAGGTTTCGTCATTCGTTCTATCCAGTATGTTCTAGCTGAAAGTTTTGCGCACTCAAAGTAATGATTGAACTCAGCGTCACTCCATTGCTTGTGATAATGATAAGCAGTATTAGTATCTATACATACTGATCGTATTTTAGGAAAGTAATCTAGTTTCAATTTTTTAGCTAGCATTACACTTTCGATTGCTAGTTGCTTACAATCCTTTGGATAGAACTTACCTTTGCCGTCTTTACAACTTCGGCATTTGTAATCCGCCAAGAATACTTTTTCATCTTTATCTATTCCTATAAAATCTATACTGCCCGCTATCTTGAATCTACTGTCTGATATAATGTACTCGCAGTCAACAACTTGTACACCCTCTTCATTGACCCAGTCTATAAAAGGTTTCGCCCAGTCATCATAAGCGGTAGCATCTCCCTCTCCGTCCATCAGCCACTCCTCTATTCTTTTATGCACGGCGGTTCCAAACTCTGAGCTTGAGATCATCTCTCCGGTAAATGGATGCTCTCGAAAACCATAGCACCACTCACGGAGAATAGAATAATGTTGGCTAGGATGCTCCCTAGCTAGTTCGACTAACTTTTGAGGCATATAAATATTATCGAGGAAGTCCTCTTTGACTATTCCTAGGACTGTAGTTACTGATGGATATGCTCTGCCCCTTTTGGTAGCTTGGTGCGGCGTAGTGACATCCTTTAAAAATTGTGGGGTTTTAGAACTTGAGTAGAAATGCGCCATAAAAAAGTCCTCCCACGAATGAGAGGACTTGTCAAGGTTTTAGTTATCAACTACGGCAATCTCTTAACTTTGCGAATGTTGTAACCCTCTTCGGCGATTATCCCTAGACTTTTAAATATCTTTGCGGACTTGGCACCCTCTCGCATTATTCTTCGGTTCCTTTCTATCTTTTCTATGTTATCTTCCCAAGCGTCCACGAACTTGGATTGATCTTCCTTTGAGTATGTAGTTGGGTCTTGTTGCATTATAGTTCATCCATCTCCATCAAAGGTTCGATTGCATCTCTAATGCAGTTATCTGTGTACTCAATAGAACAAAGAATACTGTTATCTTTCCATACTTCCATTTGTACTAACTTATCTTCTTCATTTGCTAAATAAACGAAACTAAGATTGTTCCTAGCTATGTAACGCAGTATATCATCAGCGTTCCTAGGTGGTAGAGGTTGTGGTATTCTCTGGCAGTAGTAATCTCCTTTGACTAAGTCTCCAACAAACTTTGTGTCGAGCGATCCTAATGTGTTCCGCACTAGGACGAATTCATCTTGACC